TCGCAAGTGCCAGCAACAGCAGTGTTTACTTTCACAAACAAAGCTCCGGCAGAGTAGGTGCTGGTTGCAGCGCCAGATGCCAGAGTCATGTCTTGGAAGGTAGTGGTGCTGGTCACATTCGACAGCAGGACGTTTCCAGTTACCGCATTCGACACGTTCCCGTCCGAGGAGGTCAGGATCGTGACGTTTGCGGTATTGATGGAAGCGTTTGCATTCATCACCGTGATTTGGCGAATGATGTATTGCGTACCACCCAGAATAGCAATGGTTGCTACCGAGTTACCAGTAGCAGCCAAGGACACGCCGCCTACTTCACCAAGGGCGTATCGGCTAAATTTATCCGGGTAATTTGCGCCTACATGATTCGCAATCATAGTGACTCCTTATGAGGCGTAAGTGCTGTTAGCGGCCTGACCACCGTTGATCGTCACCAGAGTTGCGGTGGTGTTAGCGTTGACTGCTTTTGCAGCTACGTTAGTACCATCAGCAACAAAGTAACCACCAGTGTTGTTGGCAATCAGAGTGCCCCATGCCGAGCCGTCATACATCACAACGGACACGTTGGCTTGGGCGTTCATCAGATATGCGCCAGCAGTAATCACGGTGCCGTTTCCGGTGGTGCCTGCTGCAACCGTGGTGGTTTGCAGGTAGGCCGAAGCGGTGTTGGTTGTAGTATTCGCAACCAGGATTTTATTGAGTGCAAGTGCCATGGCTTTTTCTCCTTATAGCGTGAGTGAGTTATAGCCGGTCACTTGGGTCATTGACTTGGGCTTGGTGTTTACCAATTCGGCAATCATCAAGACCGCGCCAACGTAACCAATCTGCCAGTTCGGGAGGGTGGACTCAAAGCCCGTAAACACAAACGAACCTTGGTCGTGGATGTACAACGACAGGTAGTTGGTGTTAATCAGGTAGAGTTTACCTTCCGGGCAGTACGGATCGGGATAGATTGGAACGCCAGCAACCATCAGGGCGCGGAACGCAGCCTGCGGGCCGTTGGAGTCGCTATCAAAACCGCTGCCGGGGGTGATGACGTATTGCTCTTGGCCTACATAATCTTGAGCCAGCAGCGTCCAAGTACCAAAGCCGCATACGCCGAACGAGGGCATTTCTGCGCCGTTCTTGACCGTGCCGCTAATGTACTGAAGTACGTTTTGACGAGTCGGGTTGACCGAGCCAGCAGCGTACTGTTTGGATTGCCACCAGGTGTAGGTGGAACGGTCGATGTTGCCGTAGTTACCAGCAGCAGGGTTGCTAGAAGAAATAGCCCCTGGCAGACCGATAAACTGCTGCGTGTTCGTGGTGTTGTTGTACAGAGCCGTAGCCATTGCGTCCATCATTACGTTGGTCGCATCGTTCATACGGGCTTCGATCAACGGGATTACCGCATGATCTTGCTGCACAGCACCTTCCATTCCGAGGAACGGAACGGGCGCAATCATCAGCTTGAGGTTGAATTCAGCGTTGTACGCGCCTTGCTGAACGCTAGGCTGTGCAAACGATCCGCTGTAGTCAGACCATTGAGCATTGACAAACTGCGCTCCCTGGACGGGAACGGTGACAGATGACACACCACCGGAAGCCTGCTGACTGTTTGCAATCAGTGCCGCCATGAGGGGAGTCGAGTTGTAAAGCTGGACAACCAGTTTCGGGATAAACGCACGCCGAGTGACATAAGTCAGTTCGGTGTACTGGGTAGAACCCGAAGCCGGAAGAATACCGCCGCCGATAGGCATGGTTCATCTCCGAATTAAAAATATCCCCTGATACTACTTAAATCCCGATGGGCCGCGAAGTTTTCCGCAACTCAGCGAGTGCTTTGGATGCTTCATCCCGTGCACCTTGCACAGGATTCTTCCAATACTTACCCAGATCAAACTTGGTCATAGGATTTGGGTTGTAGCCAGACGGAGTAGGTTGGGCAGACTGTTTCATCCAACTCCAGTATTCGGCTGCTGTTTTGTGGTCGGTCATGCCTTTTTCCAGCATGAGTTTTTCCACTTCAGCAACGTCATCGTCATTATTCACAAGCCCATTCATCTTGAGCCTAGAACGGCGCTTCTCCAGTTCTTCCATGGCTTCTTTCTCTTGCCACTTAGAACGAAGTTCCTGATTTTCCCTACGCATCAATTCGATGGCGCTGTCGGTCTTGTCCTCAATATCCAATTCGGGGATGGTCATCTCCGGCTTGTGTCTTTTGGTCAGACGCAAAAATTCCTTGCGCGTTGCAGGATTCTCAGACAGTTGACGAGCCAGCAATGCCAGTTCGTCACGCGCTTCCATACTCAGATCTTCAAGGCTCATCTTTTATCCCCTTTGATAGTTAGATGACTTTACGGCCAGTTTTGGCGCTGGGTTGCTTTTCCAAGCTCATTTGATTCTTGGAATACTTGCCAGGGCCACTCAGACCGCCGGTTGCTGCATAGCGCGGCGGGTTGGTGATTTGACCATTTTGTTGGTTCTGGTCGGTCGGGCGGCGCGGCTGTGACGCACCACGGGGCTTAAACAAGTCCATGATTACTCCTTACATTGCGGGGGGTTGAGGTGCGCCACCGGGAGCCATTCCCGGTATAGCGGGTGCTGCTGCCATTGCCTTGCCTTCTGGCGTTGCACCACCAGCCTGGGGCAAGTTCTGAAGCATTTGCATGATTTCTGCATTCTGCAATTCCTTGGTCTTTTCTTTCTTCCCACCAAGCATTCCTGACAGTGAGCGCAGGATTTGCAATGCCTTCATGCCTTCAGGCGATTCGGAACCGAATGCCGGAAGTGCTTGTTCAATCAAGTCCATCGCCATCGAGAGGTTAATCATCGCCCCCTCTTTGTTTCCCATTTTGGGTTCGGGCGTGGACATTGGAGCAGCCATGGGCGGGGTTTCAGCATCAGACATATTCCCCATGCCCATACCTGGCTCTGCACCAGGCGTAGGGCCAGCAGCAGGCGTAGGCGCTCCGCGCTGTCCTTTAATCATTTCCATCAATCGGTCTGACGGTACGCTCATGGTTAATCCCTAAGTTATCCGAATAGTGGCAAGCACTTACTAACTTGTCAAGTTAAAAAAATGGGGGCTATATTTTCCCACCCGCCCCGCAGGGGTAGACCCTTTCGGGAATTACTTGCGAGCCTTACGGCCTTTGCGAGCTTTACGCATGATTCACTCCTAACTACAGAGGAGGCGATCTATTTGAAAGGGAAGAAAGCCACACCCTATTCCTTGCGGAATTCTTACCGACGGGTCTTGCGGGTACGCTTCATTTTCTTGTACATGGTGTACTCCTAGTAACTACGGGTTGAGGAACGTCCATCAGACCGGGGTGTACTCCGGCTGGAATAGTTTTTACCACCCTGCACACGGTATTGCAAGGCTGGCTCTTGTCTGCCCAGAGATTGCGTACTTACGCGAGGCTGGTCAGCTTTGGGTTGGGTATTGCCTGGGTTCATTCTCCACCTACCGCTTTTAGGTCTGGTTTGCCGCCACCCTTTTCGGGTTTTGGTTGGGCAGCTTGTTGCGCCGCCATCATAGATTGCTTTTCTTCCATACGCTTGAGCCGGTCTTTCAGTTCCTGCTTCATGGGCGGCTCTAGCAAGTCGAGCAAAGATTCCTTGTCGATGGCCTGGGCCTTGAACAGGTTGAACGCCAGTTGGCGCAAGTCCTCGGTAAAGATCGGGCTGTTGCTGTGCGCGTCTACCTTGACCGTAAAATCTTTTGTGAATTGCTCGGCAACAAAGGGAACTTTCTCGGTGTCTTTGAAGTGCGTAGCATCGTATGCCTGCATCAGCTTCAAATACAGCGTAGATACCTTTTCCAGCGCATCCTCAACAATCAGGGCGCGTTTCTTGGCGCGGCTAGAACCTAGACGGGCAAGCTGGCTGGCGTGTCCGGCAGACCGAACTCCAGATTCACCCTTGCCTTGCAAGACGTTGCCAATGCCTGAAACTTCCTCAAACATCCTGTCTATCTGATTTAGAGATTCATACAGGTCTGATGGAATAGTGGGCGCTAACTTCTCTACCTTGGCATTAGGCATATCGGTAGACAACAAGCCGCCGGCACGGTTCAGAGCAAAATTCTTTTCGTCCAAGATGCCGGAGAAGCCCATGAGGGCGGTCGGCGGGGCAACTTGCTTGGACAACAAGTCTAGAATCTCGGTCATCCGGTTGTTCCGCATCTGCTGCAAGTAAATCAGACGCTGGCACTCGGACTGTCCCCAGAAATAATCGTACTGAGGATTAGGGCAAACTTGAATGAACGGTAGTTCGCCTTTTAGGAATACGGACTCACCTGGGCGGTCATAGATAACGATGTCTGGTGAGGCCATGGTAACTACTTGGTAGTCCATAGTTTCATCGTTCCAAAGCCACAGTTCTTTCATCTCTACCGTGTCCTCGGCAACTTGAGCCTTGTAACGGTTGTATCCTTCTAGGCCCATGTTGACGTTACCCATCATGGTGGGATCGCTAGAAGAAAGAACGATACGGTCTACGCCGTTGGGCGTATCGGTAATAGGTGGGTTGTAGCTAGAGGTAATACGATCAAGAATCTGCTCACGCTTGGGATGGCTGTATAGACGCGACATCAGTTCAGACTTGGTAATGTAGTACGTCTGAACCATCGCCTCTTGCCGGTCAAGGTAAGGCGAATCCTCGCGCAGCACACCCATCGCGCCTGGCTCTACCATGTACGGATGGATACCGTTGTTGTAGATCAGCTTGATGAAGGTCGAGTTGTAAACCAGTGACCAAGTGATTGCGGAACTGAATACTTGGTCGCAGTTGCTGTTGAGCCACTCATCGTTGAGCGCCTGCGTCAGCACGGGAATCTTGCGGTGTTCTTGCTCGGGGACGGACGCGCCTAGGTTGATGCTAAAGCGCGTTGTCTCTGCCGAGTAGAGGAACGAAGTTAGCTGGTCAAGGTGCGGATAAATTTTGTTGAAGATTGCAGGCGAATCTTCTGGCCCGCAACCAAACAAATACCAAGAGCGCAGACTTGCATAGTCCGGGCCACGTTCATCCCGAGACACCATGCACTTCTGGATGATCTCAAGGTAGAACGATTCACGTTCACTGGCTGGCTTGGGAATCCGCATTACTTCTTGACTCCGAGGTTTTCATGGTCTGCTATATAACTTGCGGCGCGTGGGCCTGTCAAGTTCCCCGCATCTTTGGGGTTCATGCCTACCGGCTCACCCTTGATAGATTGTACGGCGTTTCCTGACAGGATGGATTGCATATTCAATCCCTTCATCCCACCGCCCCAGATCGCTGAGTCCCCAGGACGGGCTTCCTTGATTGCCTGCGCCTCGGCAACCTCCGGCGGCACATCCGCATTCTGGCGTTTGTAGTAGCCAGCCTGACTGTCACCCTCGCGGGTAGACTTGATGTCGGTCATCTTGAAGTCCATGGCAAGCTGCTTGATGGTCTTGTCGTTGCCTTTGGTCTTATCACTAAGCATACCGGGGGCTTGCAGGTGGACAATCATCACGCCTTCCTCGCATCCTTCCGGGCAAATAGCGGCATACGCCTCAAAATAGCCATGCTCCGGGCATTTATAGTCATTAAGTATGCGTGCCATAGTTATCTCCTTAATTGTTCGTCTATATCAAGATTAGAGTAGTCAGCCTTGTTTTTAAGGCCAATTCTCAGCTTTATTTGCCCGTTTTGCACTTCCAAGCCCATAGAACGGGCCACTTTAGGCTTGGCTTCTTTGCGGTATTGGACGAATCGGGTCTGGTCACGGTTCATCATTACTGCTATTTCCCCCCGCACCCAGGATTGATACCCCTTGCTAACCCGGCGCTGGACGTACTCAGTAAGGGGTTCTTCTTCTTTAATGAACACCAAACGCAGGATTGCCACCGATACACCACACAATTCGGCAAATAGAGGGATGCTGATACCCCGATTCTTGTCTGTGAGGAACCGCTTTATGGTGCGTTTGAGTTCTAGGCGGGGGATGACTGGTTGCATGGCAAGGTTTTTTCCTTTTGCAAAACAAAGCAGTAGAAGGTTTCCTTCATGGTCTTTCCTTCTGCCTGCAAGTCAAACACAACTTGACGGTAATCCTTAAGGGCGAAGCCTGCACGGGCAAACAGGTTGAACCACATCTTGTCACCCAGGATGGAGAAGTGGTTGGGGTTGGCCTCATGCACTCGGTCACAGTTGGGGGCTGGGACTTCGACGTACAAGAAGCTGCCCTCTTTGATAACCCGGTTGAACTCTATCAGGGTGAACAGCGGGTAGGGGCTGTGTTCCAAGGCGTGTCTGCACCAGAGCAGGTCAATGGACGAGTCAAGCGCCGACAAGTCAGAGAAATCTTCCTGCACGGCGGGAAAGCCTTTGGCCTCACAAGCGTCACAATCTTCCGGGCTGTAGGTAACGCCACACAGCTTCAGAAAGCCACGCAGCATCATCTCCTGCATGAACGCACCCTGACCGCAACCAACGTCTAGGACGGCGGCGGTGTACTCCAGTTTCATGGCAGGCACGAATGTCTCAATGGCCTGCTTGATTAGCGGGGTATGAAAGTTGGGGGTATCGGGTTCCGAGTAGATCGTGTTGTAAACAAACTCTTGGCACTTTGTAAACTTATCCTGGTTCATTGGAAACCAATCCTTTTCAAGTAGTCACCTACGGTTCGCTGGCTAATGTCACCCACTGCGCCGTTGTCTTGCTTGGGTTCCAGCTTCTTTGAACGATCACGGGTATGACGCATCTGGATGAGGCGGGGTTGCACTTGCTCGGCAAAGGCAGCGCAGGCTAGGGCCGAGGCAATTACTCTGTCATCCTTGTTCCTGCCCGAAGCCTCAATGCTTGCGCCATCACGGATAATGGTTTTCATTTCCTCGATGGTATCGATAGACTTGATCTCCATCATGCCGCGCTCAAAGTAGTCTTTCATGTAGGACAGCATCCGTTCTTTGGTGGCGCTAGTAGTCTGCCAGCCAATGCTGTTGCTGATGCCGCCCATGTTGTCGTTGCGCCGCCACAAGTAGTTGGTCATGTGCGAGAGGACATCCATCAGGTCACGGCCTCGCTGCCCATCCAGCATGGACGCTTGCCTCTTAAGGTTTCTTAATTCATTTATGACCGCCTGCCCTGGCCCATTGATCTCAAGGTTGAGGGTGGAGTTCTTGTAAGCGCCGGCAATGTGGGCGATGGCCCAAGCGAACTGGTAGGTGTTCATCTCGCTAGTGGCAAACTCTAGGACGTGTTCCAACCCGTCAGCGTAGACCCGGTAGACCTGGATGCAGAAACGGTCAGCCCAATCGGACGAGCCGTAGGCCGGGTCAGCGCCGATGACGTAGTAGGCAGAGTCAATAGGTTCTTCCCAGACCTTCAAGCTGGCAAGGCGCTCGGTAGACTTCATGCACTCGG